CAGAGCTGTTCAAAGAGGAATAACGAACTACTTTGTCAGTAGAGTTGAACCACAGACGGCCAGCAGCAACTGGGCTGGGGTCAGCAGATAAGATTTCGAGGTTAAGGTTTTCTACATACGCGTTTTGCGCAAGCGTAATGCCGTGAAATACTGGGAAATTAGCCATGAGTCATACTCCAAAATTAAGTGTTAAATGATTTATATAAATCTGTTCCCGTCACGACTCACGCTTAAAAAATTTTATACCACAAATCGCTTTAAAGCAAGAAGTTCTTGATCAACACGGAGAGCATCTGAGCCCGCATGTTTGACCCGCCATTCTAATTCTGGTACATCACTTTCAAAATAAAAAGTTCCGTTTTTGTAGTTTTTTAGAACAGCACCATGAGCTTTCATATAAGCTGATAGGTGAAGATCTTTCTTGGGGATGATGATTTCAAATGTCATAAAAGCCTTAAACAAAGAATATCGCATTAACTGATCCGCTTGTCGGCTCGGTCATCCTAACTAGAAACTGGTTGTTGTCTAAGGCTTCAACCCCTGCAAAAAACTCTCTACCGTCGGAATCTTGAAGCCCTATTGTAAAGTTTTTTGTGTTTAAGTTATGTGTCACTAGCCAAAGAATATGAGGTTCCGTGAAAACATATCTCTTCGCAATGATTGTATCACTGCTCGCGCCCGCCGTTCCATACACTCGTCCGTATATGGCGCTCTTCGTAGTAGAGCCAATGTAACTCTCAGCCATGTCACTTCGTACCGGCTTGGATTACCTTTAACGTCGCAGTTCCTTGTACATGCGCCGTTATCCTAAGACGCACTCCGGTTACGGGGAATGCGTAATATCCATCTGCTGATTCTGTTTTATCAACAAGAAATGGAAAATAAGTAGGATTCGGGTCGCTATCGGGGGTCCAGATGTTCTCGTAGATGTGTTCTATCGTATACGTAAGAATCGCACCTTGACTTAAAATTACCGCCACGCTTACATTGACTGGTGTGATGTTTACATTAATCTGCATTGGTGCAGATACACCCACCCGGTCCAATGATTTGGACATCGTTCTCGCCATACTTCTCTCCAGTTAAAAAGTTCCGCCACTCACTCCCGGGCCTTGTGCAATAGACACAAAATCAGATCCATTCCACGCCACCAACGCAGTAATCCCGGGGGGTATTGTAACACCAGTCGTAGGACCTGCGCCACGTATAACTATGTTTTGTGTACCCGCTGTTGCGTTACGCACGACATAGATCTTTGATTGAGCGGGAGCAGTAATGTTTCTTGTAACAGTACCGTTTGCCGTCCAGTTGATAATGGCCTGACGAGCTTGGTTGGCCGCACCAGTTGTGGTGGTCAGCGTCACATCTGCGTCAGTGTTCAGAGTTGTCGTACCAGCTACTGCGGTATCTAAAAGAGAGGTGATGGCATTGTTTACCTCGTCACCCCAAGTTCCAGCCAAGGTTCCCGTGGTAGGTAAAGACAATCCCAATAAAGTTGTGTATGCCATGTTTTATCCTCAAGCCACTACTGGCGTCCAATTCGGTGACTGTACATCATTTACTTCTGTCCATCCCGGCGTTTGTGTATCGTTTATGTTATTCCAAGTCGTCGTCTGGGAATCATCAACAGGCTCCCAGTAAAAACGTGCATCAAATGCGTCAGTAGCAGCTACGGCCTCTGAAATATTCACAAAAGCCACAAGCGAATTGACAAAATTATCGCCTAAAACCACATTTTCAGCAATAGAAGCTATAGCATTTAATGTGTTTGTAGTCAAATCTGCCGCAGAAATAACCTCATCTACCTGACCAGTTCGGATCACAATATTGCTAACTTGGTCAAAAACCGCTGTAGTTTCTGACACATCTACGTTTATTGTGGCCGTCGTGTCAACAGAATCTGCTGCCGCCTGAGTCTCTGATATAGAACCAGTTAAAACCGCTCCTGCGCTAATTGTATCAGCAGCCGCCTGTGACTCACTAATGGATCCAACTAGGGTCAATTGACTTGTTAATGAGTCATTTAATGTAGAAGTTTCGCTTATCGACGCAGCGGCATTTAATGTATTTGTAAAAGAATCCGAAGCTGCTTGAGTCTCTGCTATCTGGTTTTGGAACACAACCGTAGAAACGGGCGCATCTGATCCCGCTACAGTCTCGGCTACGCTTACGTTAAACGCACCCTGAGATGTAATGCTATCTACTATGGATACGGTTTCCGCTATGCTGGCAGCGGCGTTTACAGTGTTGGTTACCGAATCGGAGACGGACGAGGTTTCGCTAGAGGACTCTTCATATAAAGACATCCCCCAGCCTACTTGACCCCAAGAGCCAGATCCCCATCCGGCGGCCATGATTACGCCGCAGCAAGTTCAGATTCTTTAAACCACCGTTGCTGTGCTCTGCCTTCGCTGTCTTTCCATTCAATCAAATAGGAGATGTTTCCATTCTGATCTACGGCCAACTGCTTAACAGGACCAACGGGGGTTGTCTGAACCAGTTTAACGACTTGTCCAAGTTTAAATGATGCTGCCATGATTACACCGTGATAGTAGTTGTATAGCTGACATTCAAGATGTCGCCTGATGCTACGGCACGATCTCCGCCCGTAAAGTTTTTGGCCGAGTACAAAGTACCGGTCGTTCCGCCTTTGGTGTTGTCGGTCGTTACAAACGCACCAGCAATCGTAGCGGTAGCGTTGATGTTAAAAGACACAGCAGCAGAGGTGGAAATAGCCGCGCCAGAGGCGGCACTAAACGCCATCACGGGACGTGTAGCATTTGAGTAAGCTGTGCTCTCAGTCCAGCCAGCGTGAGATGCCATAGTGTTGGCGGCAAGATAAGTATTACCTGCTCCGGGGCCGGTCACCAGACCAAGATACCAAGCGGCTGTATAGCTAGAACCGCTGAATGTTTTGTCCAACATGAAGTTGGCACCAACAGTAGTCACTTGGTTTTTAAATGTTTCAGTCCACTTGACTTGACCGTCTGGGCCTAGACACTCTACGTGGAAATACCCTGTGAGCTTTGACTCTTCGTTCAAAGAAGACAGGCGCTCGATGCACACAGACGCGCTATCGGTTGCTTGGATTGTTTCGGTTTGGTTCATATCTGTCCTCTTAAGACGTGCGAATTAAAGCAGAAGTAGCCGTATTGGCTGGCATAGTGATTGTAAATGTATTTGTTGCAGTTTTGTCAGATCCAAAATCAAGTACCGCAATAGACTTGTTTCCTTTGGAACTGTTGTAAATCAATGCACAACGGGTCGTAAATGAGGCGGGAGTCCATACCACGTTACTAAAATTAACGTAGGCTATCGAGCCAGAAGTACCGATAGTCACACCTGTTAACGTTTTTCCGCCAGCGGTATACCCAGTTCCAACAACTTCATTGGCCGTAGAGTAGACGGTCGTGTTTTCATTGAGATCAGCCAGAGCCGTATAGAGGGCGATCTTCAGCGTGTCGATCAGGAGGTTGTGAACTCCCTGATACAACTCGGCTTTGAAGCTGGTGGTTTGGCCTTGGACAATCATAATGAAACGTTACATTCTAAATGACGGGGTTGCGAACCTGACCGTCACGGTACGCATCCATGCGTTGTTTCCCGTCACCCAAGTTCTTCAACAAGACCATAGACTGAGCATAGCGGTCCATGTACAACTTGACCATATCTGCCTCACCCTTCATGTAGGTAATGGCCTCAACCATAGTCCCATTAAGTAGAGCGGAGTCAAAGTTATCCCCAAGCCAAGTCGTCCCTGCGGTGACTATAGATTCGGGATAATAATAGTAGTGTAGTTCTGTAGCGTAAGAATAGTCCGGGGTTGGCCCAACGATAAAAGAAAGCTCGGCCTCATTTGTATACTGTGGACCAAAGATCGCATAGTGTTTAGGTAGTCCTGTATCTGATGCACTTGGATACGCCTCCCGAATAAAGTTTACGTCTTTATTCAATAAATAAAAATAGTCGCCGTTTTGCTTGATGACGGAAATTGAGTATGCGGAAAGAAAATCTGCGGGGCAGGAAAGGTACTTGTTATTAAGAGTAAATGTACCCGTCACGTTTTTCCGTAGATTGGCAATCTGAACTGAGTTATATATACGCTGCTCTGCTTGCCTCGTCAAAGTTGCCATGACATCAGCGGGATAAGTATTTTCTGTATAATCTGCCACTGCGGCAGCAAGCTCCACATAGGTCATAATTTCACCCCTCGCCCTTTTTGCCCAAAGAACGGCAATTCCAACATTGCAACATATTTATAAAATGAAGTTACAGACATTCCATTTTCTTTGCATGTTTTAAATACTGGATGGCCCATACTACATATTTTGTGTATTGTTTTAGTTTTTTCTATATTTTTCTCAACCTCTAAAGCTCTTGCTTTTTTTACAGCATCACCAAGTTTTTGTCTTGTTTCCGGTTTGGGTGAAACTCCGGTTTGACGCAATCTAGCTTTTTCTTTAAATTCCACATTGTAAACATATCCAGTTTTGCTAATTGATATATTTTTTTTGTGTTCTTCGGATAACTTTTTGCCCTTATGAACCAATGAAATTTTTGCTTTAAATTCTTCAGAATGTTTCCATCCGCCGCGAACGCCAACCTCGTGCGCAGTTTTCATTACATTGTAAGTTTGCAATGGCATCAAACGGGTTTCATATTCAAACATCTGTTCTTTGGGGCAAACAGCCAATACATTAAATGTAAAAGCAGACTCTCCGTATTTGTCCCAAGCCTTTTGCAAAATAAAAGAATGATGTTTCCCACGGCGCAGCGAGCCACGATGTGCTGACCACCGTGATTTATAGTTTACCGTGCTTCCAATATAACAGTGACCGTTCACTGTATTTTTAATGGAATACACGTAACCTGCGCCCGCATAGTTCATGCCATCGGACCTCTTGCCATCAGACCTTTAGTTGCGGCACCTGTACCACGAACTTTAATCCCTGTAGTCTTGGCTTCTTCGGGATAACCTGTGCCCATTACGTTTTCTGGCTTCACGACTTTACCGGTCATGGTGTGGGGTTCTGCGTAGACGTTGGCTTGACCAACTTCTTTGCCCATTACTTTTTTGCTGAATTTAGCCATATTAACCACCTCGGCCTGAGCCACGTTGATTCATAACACGAGCCATGTTACGACCGTATTTAACCAATGATTCATTTGTTACGCCGCCCTTGGCAAACTTCTTTGCGCCGGGATGCATTTTCTTTTCGTGGGCCTTGACTACTTTCTTGGCTTCCACGTCAGCGATTTGTTTCACTTGTTTAGTTTCCATATATGCTCCTTAACTAACCGTTACCGTACCTATTTGCGCTATTCCAACTAGATAGTTGGGTGTTAACAATGCATCAAACTGACTGGCTCCGCCGACAGGATTCCAGCCCCATTGGATATCTCTAGAACCGCTGGTAGGCAGTCCATTGTAATTCAAACCAGCCGTAACATACGTTATATCTGGCCTTGGTTGGCGAACACCTTGCGGGTCGTCAATCGGATACATGCCCAATTGAAGCTGAGGGTGATCGGGATCCCAACATTCAGGACAGACTTTTAACTGGTACAGCTTAGTCTTTACAACTTCAAATCTTAACTGTTTTAACTTAAACCTTTGCCCACAACGATCACAGTCTGCAATTGAAAACTTACCACTAGCAAACCTGTTACCCATTACGGCGTACTCCCGCCTATGAACATCTGTCTTGGTACGTATCTAATGGCTGCTTTTTCGTGATCTTCTGCCGCAGCCAAATTAAACTGTTCGTCATAAATAGCCTTGAGCATCTCTACTCTATTCATGAGTTCTGGAACTTTCATGGCAATGTAATACGCCAATCCCGCCACCAAGCAGGGTAGGAAGCGGAAGTTCATGTCTGCTGTCTGAATACCATTTCCAGCGTCTTGGATTCTCCGCATT